GGCTTCCGGCTGGCGGAACTCGACCTCAAGCTGCGGGGCGCCGGAGACATCAACGGCACGCTCCAGAGCGGCATGGCATTTGATCTGAAAATCGCCAATCCCACGCTCGACGTGCAGATACTCACCGTCTCGCGCGAGGCGGCCGCAGAAATACTCGCCGCGGACCCGGCGTTGGCGCACCCGCAGAACCGGGGTCTCGAAGCTCTGCGGCGACGCTACTCGGGCCGCGAAGAGATTGATTTTTCACGCATTTCGTAATATTCCGTCCCGAAAAAACGTTAACCCATTAAAACCCTGTCCGATGAAACGGTTTCTATTCACCATATTCCTGCTCGGCGTCCTCTCGCCCCTCGCCGCGCAGCTCTACCATCCGGGCGAACAGCTCTTCTACCGCGTGAGCTACAAGGCCAAGATGTTCCCCAATACGGAGGTCGGGACCGTGGAGGTCAAGACCTCGGAAGATACGGCCGACGGCAAGTCCTACTACAAGGTCGAAGGCGCAGGGCGCACGCTGCCCACCTACCGCTGGTTCTTCAACCTGGAGGATGTCTACACCGTGTGGATCGACACCGCGTCGCTGCGCCCCGTGCGCTTCGAGAGCGACATCCGCGAAGGCGACTACACCTTCCAGAGTTACTACACCTACATCTGGCCCGACTCGACCATCCACACCCGCTGGCGGAGCCGCAAAAACCCCTTCAGCGAGAAGCAGATGGCCCTGACGGCCGAGAGCATGGACCCCATCGCGCTCTTCTTCAACCTGCGGTCGGCCCAAGCGGAGAATTTCCGCGTCGGTGAGCCGGCGACGCTTCAAATGGTCCTGCAAGACACCATCCGCCACCTGCACTACCGCTACCTGGGGCGCGAAAACAAGAAGATCCGCAACATGGGGCGTTTCCGCACGCTCAAGTTCGAGTGCCAGTTAGGGACGACCGAAGGCTACTCGTTCACCGACGGCACGATCTTCACGATCTGGATTTCGGACGACGACAACAAAATCCCCCTCTACATCGAATCGCCGGTCAAGATCGGCAGCATCAACGCCTACATTTCGGGCTACAAGGGACTTAAATACCCGGTGTCGAGCCTGATGAAATAGACGCCGGATTTTCATCGGGCACACGTGTGATTCATAAAACGAATGGGTAAGAGTAGAGAATAACGGATAGTGAGTGTCAGAGAGTTACGAATAGACAGAAAAAACGAAAAGGTGAATTTTACCGAATTTTGCCGAATTATTCGGAGGTGAAACCGAATTCCGGAAGGCGAAAGTGGCAGTACAGCGGGGCATGGACCGAAGATTTCCGAATTCAGGCTCAAAAGTTCGGCGAAATTCGGCGAGGCGGCTCAAAATGCCGCTTTTTTCATGCCGATTTCTGCGCAGCGCAAGTGGCTGACACAACGTATCAAACAACGTTTCACAAGTTCCAAAAACCGCACTTTTACGGCCATCGTGCGCCCACTACGACAACCAGGTCGATCCGGTGTGAAAAAGCCGCCAAAACGGCCGAAAAACAGTCTTGAAACAAGCCATGAACGGAGGAAAATCGCCTCCGTTTTTTTGTGCCTAAAAACGCGCAAAATTGCAATGGGGAGACAAATGGGGGGACAAATGGGGGGACAAAACCGTGTAAAAAAGTGTCTTGTTTGCAGGGGGCAAATGTATAAAATAAGGCTGTTTTCGGAGGTTTTGTGCCGTTTAGGGGGGGGGCAAATGTAGGTAATTCAGGGTGATTTATATGTTAAATTGCTGACCTACTGGTGTTTAGTGTTATTGTATTGACTGTCAGCGCATGAAGACCATAAAAAATACCATTTCGATCTACTTCTCGAAATGGTATTTATCACTTCTCGTACTTCTCAAGTCGCTCCTTAAGGCGGCCTATTTGTTCGGCTTGGATTTCTATTTTATGAATTAGTTTTAAGGAATATTCATCCATAATTCGCGGAGGTGGTTCCACTTCTTGCTCATATAACATGGGCCCTTTACCAGTTAAAAGCCATTGCAGGCTTAAGTCTCGACAATTGTCGATAATTTTTAGAATCACCCCCTCACCAAGATCGGCATTTCGCTTTTTTTGCGTACCTAAATATCCATTTGAAAGCCCCGCGTCCTTTTCGAAGCGGGTTGCCTTTATGCCTTTTTCAGCAAGATATTGATAAAAGCGGTCTATTGCTTTCACTGGTAATAGAAAAAAGTTTACAAATATTTGTATATATAAACTATTGTCTATATATTTGCCAAGCCGTTCAAGATGAAACTTGCGGCAAATATAACAAAAAAGCGAACAAATGACAATAATTGTAGTAGATCGTGGCGAATGCAAGTACCTTGGGCAGTTGTTCAACGTGTCCCAGCCTACCGTCCGCCGCGCCCTTCGCGGTAAAACCGACACAGACCTTGCCAAAAAGATTCGCCACACGGCTATTGTCCGCGGCGGAAAGATGATGACCGAAGTCGATCCCGAAAACACAATCACCAAATAATATGGAACAGGCAGAATTCGTAATCGTGACCTACACGCGCAAGAGCGTTTGGTCGTATGTTCGGAATGCGCTGTGGCGGTATCAGTACCGCGCACGGCGGACCGCGATCCGCAAGCTGGCTTTACTGGTGCGGCGGATCACGAAATAGCGACTTCCCAGCCGTGAGGCTCGGTGGATGGCGGGTAACAGCATGGGAGCATGCAACGTTCTTTTGGTTCTTCATCTATTGCATTTTAAGTTTGGGTTAGCAGAAGGTTCGAATCCTTCTCCCGCCTCAAAGGCTCGCGAGATGAACGCTATCAGCTTTTTTTTGAATGTGACAGCCGGAAAGAGACCGGCGGGGCCGGCAGATCCGCATCGCGGACGGCTGCTTCCGGGTTCGAATCCCGGCGGCCTGCAAAACGTTTTTTTAATAACGAATTACAACCCAACATGAAACAGGAAATGATTACGATCATGGCATCGTCGGACTACACGGCCTACGACATTGCGGATATGATCGACATTCGCTATCACTACTCTGTAGCCCTGATAACGCCCCGTGACGAGCTCCACGCCACGCTTTCAACCGCTGACGACTGGATGGACGTCGTGAAATCGGACATCGAGATAATGTCGCCTGGCGTGAAGTTCGAGCCGGTGGGCATGTGGCAAGAGAATTGCTGAATCTCCGTAAAAGTCAAATTCTTAAAATCCGGATCGGTCATGGCCGCAGAAATGTATTCGGCAACCATAACTCAAACTATAAAAGACAATACGATGAAAACTCCGACAGGCAGATGGTTTCAGTCTTTCAGGCTTCACGAAAACAGCAACGGCGAATTAATCGCCTATCCCATCCTTGACCCCGACGTAAAGGTTTCCGACTATCGCAGCGTATGTATGAAATGCGCTGATGATGTACGTCGCTCTTTTGGCGGACGCCGGCAGGTTGACATAGAACATGTCGGCGGCGAAATGCGGATTCGGGTGGGCGTTCGACGCGCTCTTTGAGCCGGGGGTCTCTGCGTCCCTCGTGATTCAAGAATTCAATAGCGTTTTTCGGCGTCAATACGCCGCCCGTCGACAGCCGGTGTTCCTCGGGTTCCGAGGCGGGGTTCGAATCCCCGGACGGGGCAAATTCATAAAAATGGAAGTTTACCAAGGCATATTGTGTATAAGCGGTGCTGAACTGCTGGGAGTGGGCGAAATCCCCCTCCCACCTCAAGGCGTTGGAATTCTGACAATCAGCAATTTAAAGAAGCTGACAGCACGCAAGCAGATCAACCGACTCCGTCGCGCTTCCCGCGGTACACCGGCCCTTTATGAATATGCCTCTCTTCCGCTTTCTATCCGTAAAGCCTGGGAACTGATTCACGGCGATCCCACCAGACAGCCGGTCAAGGCCAAACTCATCGATTTCGTCCATCACGATCCCGACGCCTATGCCTATTACAGCGCTGTCGTTCTTCCCACGGGCGACCTTCTGCTTTCGGCGGATGCCGGTGCCGTCGCCAAGTACACGACGAATGCCTCGGTGCTGAACGGAATCAAGGACTACATTGCAGCCAAGCTGAAAGCCCGGGGTTTCGTGGGCAAGCGCACGACAAAGAAGGAGCTGTGGGAGGCGATCTCCGCGGCGATCTCCGACCAGGAGTTCCGCCGGGAGTGGAACCACACGCTGCCGGTTTTCCCCGCGAAGCTGCGTGCCCGTTACGAAGAGTACGAGAAGGAGGGTTATCTGTCGCTTGTACACAAAGGCTTCGGCAACGACAACAAACGCATCGTGACGGACCGCATCGAACGTCTTCTGTGCGCGATTTACACGCTTCCGAACAAGCCTTTCGGCTGTGAAGTCTGGGACATGTACCGGCTGTTCATGCGCGGAACGGTGGAGATCTACGACAAGGAGAGCGGCGAACTGTACGACCGGAATGAATTCCTCAAGAACGGCGCTCCGATGGAGCTGTCTCCGGCGACAGTCCGGCGTTACCTGAACATGCCGCATAACCGTGCGGCCGTGGACAAGCGGCGCAACGATTCGCTCTATTACGACCGGGTGCACCGTCCGCACGTGAGCCGTTACCAGGCGAAGTTCTCGCTGTCGAAGCTCACGGCCGACGACCGCGATCTCCCGACGCTGGACAAGAACGGCAACCGGGTGAAGGCGTACTACGTATACGACATTCACTCGGGAGCCGTGGTGGGCGCCGCCTACTCGCGCCGCAAGGACGACGCTCTGTTCCTTGAATGTCTGCGCGACATGTTCCGCAACATCTATCGCGCCGGTCTTCCGATGCCAGCCGAGATCGAGCTTGAGCACCATATCGCCAGCGACTTCCGCGACGAACTGGAGGTGATGTTTCCCTTCGTTCAATGGTGCCGTCCGGGCAATGCCCGGCAGAAGATCGCCGAGCGTCTGCACGGCGTGAAGAAATACACCGTCGAGCGGCGAAACCACCCGAACATCGGCCGCTGGTGGGCACGTTCGGAGGCCTACCTTACCAAGCGTCAGCGCGACAGCGAGAACGACGAGCTGCTCGAAAAGCGCGGCGAATACGACAAGATCGTCGCAGAGGACCGTTTCGATGTCCTGCAATACAATTACGAATTACATTCGAACAAGAAAACCTACGCGGGCCGCTCGCGCTGGGAGGTGTTGACGGAGTGCTACAACCGTGAGCTTCCGATGCCCTCCCCGGCGCTCATCGCGCGCTGCATCGGCGACCGCACCGTCACGTCCATCCGCAACAACCAGTACGTCGTGGTTGCCGGGAAGTCCTTCATGCTTCCGACTCCGAAAGTCATGGAGCGCGTGGAATCCAACAACTATAAGGTCGAGGCCTACATGCTGCCCGAGGAGGACGGTACGGTGACCGAAGTGTATCTGTATCAGGGCGGGAATTTCCTGTGCACGTGCGGCCCGAAGGGAGAGTTCAACGCCGCGCGCGTGGAGCAGACAGCGGAGGACGTCGAGATTATGAACCGCCAGCTGGGATACATGAGCGAGTTCGACGGGGATGTCCGCGAGCGTCTCTCGAAGATCGGCCGCGTGGGCATCATCCGTCACGAGGAGATGCAGGCCATGGAAGAGGTCGACCCGGTCGAAGTCGAAATCAGGGACATCGCCGAGGAGATGCCGGAGGCCGTATTCGACCCGGAATCCGATCTTGAGGCCGCGCGTCAAAAAGCGATCAACAACCTTTCAAAAATAAGCAATTATGGAACAGCACTCTAAAGAACGTGTACTCGCGGCCTTGCGTGAGCAGCGCCAGCTTTTTGGCGGCAGCGACAAGCAGTACGCCGTATCGCTGAACATCAATCCTGCCCAGCTGTCGCGCCTGCTGAAGGGCGACATCGAGGGCGTCATCAGCGCCCAGAAATGGGAGCATCTCGCCTATACGTTCGGGATCAGCGAGTCGCGCCCCTGGAAGGCTGCGCACACGCAGGTTTACGAATATGTGACCCAGCAGTTGGGCGCCTGCCAGCGCAACAGTCTGTGCGCGATCCTCGTCGACCGGGCCGGTATCGGCAAGACCTTCGCAGCGAAGATCTACAAGCGCACGAACCGCAATGTGGTCTACATAGACTGCTCCCAGTGCAAGACACGGCGCAAACTGCTGCGCGCCATCGCCCGGCAGTTGGGTATCGATGTGATCAAGACTTACGACGAACTCTACGACGCCGTGGTCTATGCACTGAATACGGCTTTCGAGAAGCCGCTGGTGATCCTCGACGAGATGGGCGATCTGAAGCGCGATACGATCCTTGAGGTGAAGGCGCTGTGGAATGCCACGCAATACCGCTGCGCCTGGTTCGCCATCGGAGCCGACGGGCTGCGCACACGCATCGACTCGGCCATCAAGAACGGCATTGTCGGGTTCGTAGAGTTGTTCAGCCGCTTCGGGGGCCAATACAACCAAGCGACGCCGGAGGAGGATGTCGAAGCACGCAGCTATCTATACAAGGACTGCCTGCAGATCGTGAAGCTGAATGCCGGTCCTCATGTCGACGCTGCGAAGCTGATCCGCGCATCGCAGGCCAATCCCCGCATGGTTTACGATAATATGCAGCAGGCGGTATGAAGACCCGGAAGTATTTGAGCGTCTCGGAGCTTTATTCCAGGAAGTTTCGCACGGCAAATATCGCACCCGAATGGGTCGAACATCTGGGGACCGTGGAGTTAGGCGCCACAATTCTGATCTGGGGCGAGAGCCGTAACGGAAAGACCTCCTACGCCCTGCAAATGGCCAAGGCCTTTGCCATGGGAGGACACCGTACGCTTTATATGCCGCTGGAGGAGGGACCGAGCCTTTCATTTGTCATGGCAATGAAACGGGTACGTATTGAGGAAGCCCGTAAAATAATCATAGCTCCGTCGGCCATGAGTATGGAAGATCTCGACGCTGCCCTTTCCGAGCGAAATGCTCCGGTGGTCGTGGTTATCGATTCGCTTCAGTATTCAGGGTTGTCGTATGCGCAATATAAAGAACTGCGAGCGGCGCATGAATCCACGACATTCATCATCACCAGTCACGCCGACGGCCGGGATCCCCGGGGAACGACCGCGCAGTCCATCAAGTATGATGCCGGCGTCAAGGTATTAGTCGCGGATTATATCGCCAATGCCGG